GCTTAAAATCGACAGCGTAATGTCATAAATGGACATATCTTTATCAAATCTCATATCTGGCTGATTGGTAGGAGAAATGTATTTGGTCTCTACCAATTTATTGCACCAGTCTAACATCTCTTTGTACACGTTCATGTTTTCGTCTAAAATAACATCTACAGTCAACGTGCCATACTCTAGCTTGTCACCTGGAGTAAACACGTCAGCATGCCGGAATGGTGTAACACCAGCAGATACGGTTACATCTGGATGCATTACACTAGTAGCAAAAAATTCCAAGTTCTTAAATCGACGTCTGTTCACTACCAACTTGAACCCAGAAGGCTGTAAGAAGTTAGTAGATTCTAATATAGATTCTGTGGTAGCCATGACTAATCCTCTGTTGCTTACGTGTATTTATATGAAAAAAATCTGAAAAAAATGCACATGGGGGGTTTACATTTCAAATGAAAAGCCTTATATCTACTATATCAACAAAAGGAAACACACCATGATGATCTTCAACGCATACAAAGAAGCAGTTAACTCCATCAAGCCTGTCAAGATCCACAAAGGTTTCAATGGTTACATGGTTTACACTCCTGAAGGCCGTCTGCTTGATGAGTTTACCTCCGCTGGCCCTTTCGTAGATTTCGAATCGGCTAAGCGTAACGCAGAAATGAACGTAGGCATGAAAATGAACTGGGAAGATTTCTAATGAATCGCACTATCCACTATGTAGGTATGGATCAGGCCACTTACGAACGTGCACGACGCGTTTGGGGTGGTCCTGCATACTACAACAGGTGGATGGACGATCGTGTTTGGAGCGAAGTTGGTCCCGATGATGTGGTAGTTGTTGGTGATCCAACTTATAACAAATATGTCTGGGACGCAAGTGCAGTTCCTAGCCAATATACTGATTAAAATGGAGAAGTGAAAATGGAAAAGATTGTGCGTGACGGAATGGTAGCAGTAGCAGTATCGTCTGGCTTTGGTGCTGGTTGGTCTACTTGGAATGATGTTGACCCCATGGATGCTCGTTTTAACCAATTGTTCCTGGATGAAAAATTTTATGAAGCAACTGCGCTATGTGATGAACTGGGATTGGGATATTCTAACGGTGCTTATGACGTTGTTATTCGTTGGGTGCCGGAGGGGACTAAATTTCGCATCGACGAATACGACGGTTCTGAAAGCTTGGTTACTGAAGATCAAGATCCTTGGAGGATTGCATAAAAAAGGAGCGCCGAAGCGCTCCTAGTTGGGAGGGTTAGTTCCCCTCTCTTTTTTTATACTTAGACTTACGCCAGGATGTTGTCCACGCGGAAGATTCTGTAGTACTGGTTGGTTTTTGCTGTTGCCAGACCGTCTGCAGGAGCTGAGCCAACGAATGGGTTTGACGCCATGCCGTAACGAGTCTTGAAGCCGATTTTTGGCTGGAATGATTCTTCCGCAACGGCACGAACCATGGTCAGAGGTACGTATGGGCAGTAGAATACACCTGCGTCATATGGGTTAGTACCTTTGTAGCCAACGTTGATGTAGTCTGCGGTTGCATATGGATCGATGTAGATCTTCATGCGGCCGTTCAGAGTACCAGCAAATGTGTTGCCTGTGTCGTCAACGTTCAGTGCTGTTGACATTGCAGGAGCGTAGTCCAGCATGCCTGAAGCTGCAAGTGCAGAAGCAACGTCTGAAGAAACGATTGCGAAGTTGCCTTTACCGCGACGTGTTTCTTTTGCGATTGTGTTTGCTTCACGCTCCAGCTGAAGGATCAGACCTTTGATCTTTTCAACTGACCAACGGCCGTCTGCATCGCTTGACAGGTCGAAGATACCTTTGGTAGCAACGTTTGCTGTCAGTGCGCCAGTTTTAGCTTGGCTGTTGATTGTGCGGATAACTTCACGGTTGATTTCCGCCAGGATTTCTGTTGACAGAATGTTTGCCAGCTCTGTTTCAGCGTCCAGACCGTGGATTGCTTTCAGGTCCTGTGCCAGTTCCAGAGTGTATTCTGCTTTCAGTGCGCGTGACTTTGCAGTTACGGTTGCTTTCTCGATTGAGAAGCCCATTTCTGCAAAAGTTTCGCCAACGCCGTCACCCAGAGCTTCCGCTTCTGCAGTGGTGTACGCGTCGCCTGTGTATGGACCAACACGATCATTGTCCAGCGAACCGTCGCTGTTTGAATCGGTCAGACCTGACAGACCTGAAGATGAACCGTTGCCGGTTGTTGCTGAGTCGCCTGAGAAGCCAACAGCTGCTTCACCGAACAGTGCTTCGTCGCCTGAAGTAACGCCTGCTTTGGTTGTTTTGTAGCGTGACTTCATTGCGAAGATCAGGCCAGTTGGGCCAGTCATTGGCTGAACGCCAGCAACGTCATATGCCATCATGTTTGGCATTGCGCGACGTACCAGTGAAATCAGAACTGGGTTCCAGTTAGCAGCAACTGAAGTGTTGTTTGCTGGAGCTGCTTCGCTCAGGTAGTTCTGCTGGCCGGCTTGCTCTGCGAAAGCTTTTTCCTGGTTTTCCAGCATAACTGCGGTAACTGCGCGACGGTGTGCGTCTTTGATATCAGTACCTTCGTTCAGTACTGGCGCCCATTTCTGGGTTAAACGATCATAAGTTTCCATTTAAGGATCTCCTAATTACTTATTTGATTTTCTGAGGGCTTGAACATAAGCAGCCATTGAACCTTCGACGATTTGTTCTTCGCCTTCGTCTTCTTCAACTGCTTCTGTGATTGGTGTAGTAGTAGCAACTTTTGCTTTTTTGAAGTATGCTTCTTTGATAGTTGCAACTTTGTCTGCGAAAACTTCTTCGCTTACAAAGTCAACATCTTCAGAAAGCTTAACAAGTTTCTCTACTTCTGTTTCCGCTAGATCGCGAGCTGCTTCACGAATAACTTCGTAACGCTTGTAAACTTCCAGCTCTTCTTTCATTTCGATCATTGCTTCAGTCTGTTCGTTCAGAGAAGCTTCCAGAGCTTCGTTCTGTTCGGCCAGATCGTCAACCAGGTCAACTTTGGAATCAGGAACAGCAATGTAGGACTCTGTGAACAGGGCCTGCAGTTTGTCCATGAACTCTTCTGCAATCTCGGTACGCAGACCGTTGTGGATTGCAACTTCGTTCTCTTTCATCCAATTTTCAACTACGTAGTTCAGGTAACCGTCAACCTTCTCAACCATATCGGCTTTGAATGTGTCAACTTCTTCCTGCAGTGCGGTTGCATAATTTTCTTCGAGACGCTCAACTTCTTCGGTCAGCTTTGATTTAATTGCTGCTTCGAAGATGATTGCGGCTTTGCCTTTGAAACCTTCAGATAAAGTAGCTTCTTCTGAAATCAGAGCTTCTAAATCATCTGAAAAATCGTAGTCTTCTGTGTGCTTTTCAGGGTCACCAGCAGAGGCTTTCGCCATCTTATCGCCACCGGTTTTGTCGCCCTTACGCTTAGCTGCAGTTTTACCTGCACCTTCAGCTGACTTTACAGAAGCTACAGACTGTTCTTCGGCATTCTTAGGATCGTGAGCTTCAACAACATTCTCGTCATCATCGAGCTCAACATCCTGTCCTTGTACTTGATCAGTCATGTGACTCTCCTATTTGTTTTTCAGTAACGAGAGGAAATTCTTGAACTCACGAACTTGTGCCTCATAGAGGTCCGCTCTCGGAGTCTTTTTAATTTCTGTCTCTATTCTTTCAATTTCTTGAGCTTCGATAACGCCATTATTCCATACCCATTCTACACCTTCCATAATCCCATTTACGAATGCTTGAGGTGCCGATGGGTCCTGGACGATATCTACGGTGTTTAACATAAAGTCATCCTTGACATACATAACGCCGTTTCTCTGTTCAAGACTTCCCATACCACGAGTTGAAACACCCAGTTGAACACCACCTTCTAGTAAACCCTTTACAATTTTACCCATAGGAGTATTCAATATGCGTGCTTTACCCATCACATTATTACCTTCCATACGAAGATCTGTAATGAGATGGGATACTTTATCCAAGTTAACAGTTGGACCATCAGGGTGGTTTAATTCCCCTACAGCACGACCTGTTTTAACTTGGTCAGTAACGTACTTATCTACCGCTCCTTCCATAACGGATTTTGGGTAGATACGTCCGTTTCTATTCTTACCTTCGGCCTGAGCAAAAATACCTTCGATAACGAAGTTCTTTTCTCCGTCTTCTTTTTTCTCCACGATGCATTGTACATCGCTTTCGGTATATTCTGTGATCAGCTTCATTATTTGCCTCCGGCCATTTTTATAAATTGTTCTGCAGCTTTTTTAGCATCATTCAGAGAATTGTACGTATCCAATTTCTCCATATCTATATAAGCTACAAACTTATTCTTTTCTTTATGTACCATTACATTATAACCAGATACTTTTGAATCATAGACATGCTCACCAGGTGGCATACCTTTTTTACGTGCTTCTCGTATTTGTACAAAAGATTTCATGCAGTACACTTATGATTGATATTCGAGTTTATTTATATAAATTAACTTTTTTAAATTATTCGAAATCTTCGTCTTCGAGGTCTGCCATAGCCGTTTCTAATTCTTCATCAGAAACTTCCATATCTTCATTATCTTCGTCAAAGGTTTCTTCGTCGTCATATTCTTCTTCTTCCGAAGAGTACATGGATTGCGCTACTGCGACTTTTTCTTGCTCCAGCGAATCATTAACCCTCTGGCCAAGAAGATCGTTAAAAACGTCATTTGCTTTTTGAAACTCCGATTGAGTAATATAGTCAATCATATTTGAAATTGGATTCACTTCTTCAGTCATAATAACCCCTTATTTGGCTACTTTCAAGTTAATAGTATGTGAGTTTTTAGGCTCGTTATCTTGCTGTTGTGCTTGTTGCTGCGCCTGATCAGCTGCATCAATTTCTTCTTGTGCTGGCTCTTCGGCTTCAACTTGCTTCGTCATTTGCTTAATCATATCGTCATCGAAACGTAAAACGTTTTTCATAACCCACTCTTTGGAGAAATATTCACCAACGTAGTTCTGAACCTGATCAAGCGATTGCAGTTTTTCTCTTAAGAGTTCTGCTTCTTTCAGTTCTGTGAAATGGTTATCACGGGTAAATTCGAAGTTTAAGTCATTGGAAATTTCTTCCCAATCTTCTTCGGTAATAATATTCTTTAAAATTAACTGACGCTTAAGCATCTCTCTAAACATCATAGAGAAGCGACGACGCAGACGATCGATAAACTTTTGGAACTTAAGTTCGTCACGGGTAATTTCCGATGAACGACCTAAGCTAAACTGTGACTCCTGCTCAAGACGATTTACTGGAACGTTTAACGCTCTATATAGTCTTTTTTGGAAGTAGAGAATATCGTCAATCTGACCTAAGTTTTCACCGCCAGGTAGTGTACTAATCTCTGTGCCTCGACCACCTTCACGTCTTGGCAGCCAGAAATCTTCCAGCATTGACATATGCTTACGATCGTCTTTGATCTCACCAGTGCCCGCATCGTAAACAAGTTTGTTACGATAGCGAGTCATAATACCTTTCATGTACTCTTCAGCTTTACCCTTAGGTAAGTTACCAACATCAATATAGAAAATTCTTCTTTCAGGAGCACGTGCAAGTCTGTAAATGACAAGTGAATCCTCCATCATGCGAAGCTGGTTAATCGGCTTTAATGCTTTATGAAGATAAGAAACAATATGCTTCTGTGATGCATCTAATAAACCGGAAGTTGCATAAATTACAGAATCTTTAGTAAGCTTAATGCCACTGTTTTGCTGACCTGGTTTTTCTTGATAAATGTAGTATTCGTTTTGTCCTTCGACGATTGTTGCTCCAGTTACTGGATCTTTTTTACGAATAACTTCTTTTACTTTACGAATCTTAGCAGCATCGACTGGACGAATATCTAGGATGCCTTTTTTCGGATTTTTTTCGTCAACTACAAGGTGATAAACTCTTCTACCGTCAATATACCATGATCTAAAAATGTCATGACCAAGATCACCAAACTTTAGCATATAAAGAATGTCGTTAAATTCGTCTTGCATTTTTGTTTTGATTGACTTAGATAATTCTACATTATCCAGGTCAAGCTTAACAGAAATCTCGTCACCGCCTGAAACTGCTTCATTTACAATGTCTTCAATGGCAGCATCAACTTCTGGATGCATTGCAACGCCACGATACTTTTGAATAAGAGCAGAGTTATCTTTCGACTGATCGCCGTGAATATCGATATATTGACCGAAGTGCGATCCTGATGCGGTTACATAACCAGCACCATCCTCGTCCACTCTTGGGACGATGGATCTTAAATTCTTATCTTCGTTTTCTTGAGCTTTGGTTCTTTTAATTTCGAACCCGAAAAGCTTAATACTGTTATCGGCCATTTCTCATCCTATCGTTTGAGGGGACTGGGCGTTTCCGCCCAGCCTGATCTTATATATCCACTTATTAAGAAGTGGTATTTGATTCCCAATACTGAACCTGGAATTCAACAGTGAATCTTTCGATGTCATTGTTTGTTCCGTAGTTCAGATCGATTGGTGAGATGTTTGTTGGGAAGCAACCACGGAATGTGTATGACTTCAGAACTGATTCATCTCTATCAAGCTGCTCTACTAACAGATCAACTTGATAATCGACTGGTGCTGTTAAACCGGTGTTTTCTGTATGTGCATTGATGCCATTCATCCAACGTTCCATAGCGTTACGGATAGCAAAATCCGTATCGTTGATGATTGTTGGGCTCCAGGTATCGAATGTACGATCACCAGCAATTTTTAATTCTCTACCACGGAAAGGAACGACAATTGGTGTCATTACCGATCCAGGAAGCTGTGCAGCTTCGCAGAGGAATGACGTAGTTTCTACGTCACCGCCTGCATAGGAAGGGAAGTTAATCGTGGCTTTGAACAGATTCGGTCTAGCGCCACCGCCTCTTAATTTGGCTTTAAAATCGTCTACTGCGAGAACCATTTTTTATCTCCTGCGCTTTCTCTTATACTGCACCGATAACTTCTTCAAACACGACGCCCGTTCTAACAGCCACAAAGTTCAGTGTGACGAAGTTAATTGAGCGTGCAGGCTTGATGAAGATCGAACAGATGAATTCGTTTCTGTCAATGACTGTTGGTGTGTTATTGGTTTCGTCTGCAATAACACGGAAGTCGGTGATGCCACGTCTACCCTGAATATCTCTTAGATATGGCTCAACCACGTTCACAAACTCTGCTCTGGTGAATTCATCGTTGAATTCGAACAGAACGTTACGAGCTGCGATCGAGATTGCTCTTTCCATTACGATAAACAGACGACGGACGTTAATGCGATCGAATGCACTTGGACGTGCCATGTGTGTCTTATCACCGTAAAGAAGAATACCCTGACCAGGAATGTTAGCAACTGGGTTGATCGAGTTTCTATACAGAAGATCTCTTTCAGTTTTATTTGGTGTGTAAGCAAGTTTAGCTACACCCAGATAAACACCTCTACGCTGACCTGCTGGTGAATACCAAGGAGCAGTTGCGTTATCAGATGCTGCCATCAGACCTGCAGTTGATGAAGATGCTGGGATCCAGATATACTGGTCGTTGTATCTATCATAAACTTTCAGATAGTTGTTGTCCAGGAATGCATACGATGTATAGGTAGTGCTACCGAATGTAGTGATTACATCTGCATTTGGTGTAGTGTTATTAATAACATCTCCGCGAGCTGGCGAAGCAACTACCACACAGTCTTTACGGCTTTCTGCAATAGCAATCAGCGAATTAATAATGCCGTACTGATTGGCACTTGTTGCCATACCTGGTGCAATCAGGAAGTCTACCTGAATGTTTTCACCGTCGCCGTAAATGTTATACCCTGTTTGGAATTCTGATGTTGTCAGATCGGCAGAATCAACACCGCCAGTAAGGCTCGCATCAACTTCTGCTGTTGTTGCCAGATCGTCACCGCTTACAGCAACTTCACCAATCTTAGCACCACCAGCAGGAAGACCTGCTTCAGTAATCCAAACGTAATTAGATCCTTTATTAATTACGTCTAAGATATAATTAGAACCACCACCAGCTGCTTTAGCATTTTGTGCCAAAGAAACGAATGGGAATGTTTCTAATACTGCGCCTTTAGTACCGGTAATTACACCAACAGCGTCAACAACTACTACGTGAACTTCGTCGTTATCAACACCGCTTGCTGTTGCCCAAGCTGAAGTACCTGGTGCACCAATAAATTCATCTTCGTAATCCCAACCGGTATATTGCGCGGCACCGACGATTCCGACCTTTAAAGAGTTACCTAAAATACCTGGCCATTTTGCAATGATGCCTGCACCATCTGTTGTAAGAGCTGAAAGTTGCTCTTCGAAATGATCTAAGTTTTTAACTAGCGGCGCTGTGCTACCGCCATTATGTGCATTTTTTGCTACGTCTGTAACCATACGGGTTACATACATTGTGCTGGCATACTTTAAGAAGTATGCAGCTGTGTAAAAATCTTCTGCGTTTGCTTTAGTTGGACTACCAAATTTAGCGACCAGCTGGGATTCATCGGATACTACTTCTGCGGTTTCGACTGGACCCCAGCCAAAGTCTCCGACAAAAGCGCCCCATGTTGAACCTACGTTCGGAACATACCCAGAAAGGTCAATCTCTTTGATGGTAATCGCTGGAGATTCTGATACTGCCATGACTCTTTCCCTTTGAGTTAAATTATATGTTTTTCATAATACGGTTTCTATCAATTACTTCTATTTATAAGAAATTTAGTTTTAGAAGTGTACAGTACCGTATTCCACTGCCCATGGGTTTTCTTTGTCTTTTTCTTTCTGTTCCCAGTCATCAATAGCGGCAGATCCGTCGTCAATAAAGCCAAATGGCACTAAATCATTTTCAATTTGTTGCATTCTATCTTTAAACATCATTTCTTTTAAGTTAATGTTCGTCATATCACCAAACATTTCTGTAGTTGCAAAATACCCAAACATAACGAGATTCATCATTAGGTCGTCATGATTGCCATCGCTTGCTTCATATGATTGACCTTTTGCAATAAACGTAGAACATTCTAAAATAGTATTTGTGTCATTAATAATAAGTTTATCATTTTCAATAATATCTTTAATACCAGAACAACCTAAACGTTTTACTTTACGGGTCATTTCAATACCAATACCATCCGATTTTAATGCAGATGATACGTGCATATTTTCATATTCTAATTCGTGATATAAGCCACGAGTAACCAAAACACCTTGATCATTTGACTCAATAATTACATATGCTTGATTATAAGAAGTTGCATACTTATAAATAATATCAGGGAAGAGTATTGGAGATATAGAGTTACATCGATAAACAGCCACCTGTTTAAAAGGTCTACACGTTACATCGATCACATTAAATGTAGAGTAATCCTGTCCTCTTCCCTTACTTACATCTACAGTCATAATATAATCATGACCTTCGGCTGCTTCTTCATAGACGAGTAAGTCGCCGCCTTCTAAGATTCGAACCGGATCAATTGCTTTCATTTTCATAAGAGCTTCTGCACCGATTAGAGTATCACCAGTACCAAAGAATGTGTTACCAAATTCCTGGTCAAACTGAAGCTGTGACGTGTTGTTAATTGTCTCACGCTTCCATTCTTCGTCACGTCCTGGAACATCCCACCAATCCACCCGGAATGGTTTGTAGGCGTTTGTGCCTTGAATAGCACCTTGCCAAATACTATAGAACTGGTTACCAATACCATTTGCCGTTGATGTAATAATTACCTTTGTATCTTTACCAGATGAAACAACCGGGTATGTTGATGTATAGAACTCTGTAGCATTTTCAACAAACGCAAATTCGTCGAGATATAGTAAGTTAACCGATTGACCACGAATAGAACTACCGGATGTAGCAGCAGCAAAAATCTTAGAGTTATTACTAAACTCTATCGAACCTTTATTCAGTGCCTTTGTACCAGGTTGTAAAAAGAATGGTAAGTTTTCTAACATTAAAGTAATACGTGCTAGCATTTCTCGAGCAGTGGCACCTTTGTTTGCTAGTACTGCAATATTCTTTTCAGAATGGAATATAGCAAACCAAAGCAGATATGCCACGGACGAGATAGACTTACCAGATTGACGACATGCAAGAACGATAGTGAATCGATTATCGTTGAAGTGCTGGAACATCTTTTCTTGATAAGGATATAACTTAAAGTTTACTAGACCTTTATCAAGCGAGATAATCTTACAATAAGTGACTGCAAAATACGCAGGATCTTGCATGCACTTCATATATTCTTGGATTGTTTCTTCTGACCAACCTTGGATTACACCGTCACGTTTTACGTTTGGATTACCGAGGTAGCCTTCTTTTTCATTCTTTATCATTCAATCTCGGGGTGATATCCACCACATTATCAGGTTTCATTTGGTTCTGTAGCATACGCTGTAAGTCAGTAGTTGATCCTACAAACAGATTGTTCGTAGTCTGACCCGCAACCTGCTGGGGTTTTTCTTTTGTATTAATATCTTTGTGCTTCTTATTCAGATCAAGAAGCTTATCGTTTACATCTGCTGTATTTTTAATCAGTCCAGATAGTACTTCGAACGCACGCGGGTGCTCGCTCGAGCGCGCGACCTCGATCATATCTTCTAAAGCTCCACGACCCTTTTCGATTAGATCGTAAAGAACTTCTCTTGAATAATCATAGTCGTTTTTAAAATTGTCTGAATCATTCATAATACGGCCATCCTGCCTTATCACTATCACCATCTTCCATGCTATATATGTTCGTAGTAAATCCGTAGTCGCTATCAGCTGTTGCGTTTAACGGATTAGGTTCTACAGTGATACGGGAAGATGGACTGTACAGTGCAAATGCACCATCTGAGTCAATATCGTTGCCTGTATAGAAATCTACAATTGCTTTACGAATAATACTCTGTTCGCTCGTCGGACCATAGAAGTTCGCTTGCATAGTAAAGTCTAATGTATACTGAATGATACGTCTTTGATCTAAAGCACCTTCGTAAGCATCCGAATAGTTAATACCATTTAAGGTAATCGGAACGTCCTCTTTAATATCGCTATAATCTGCAAATGGACGAATCGTTAAAGTATACTGTGGTGAAAAGTATGGTATAATCTGCTCGATAATTTGCAGCGCATCATCTTGTGTTTTAGCGTAGATGTTAAGCTGAAAAGAAATTAAGTAAGGTGTAAAGGTATAGATCTTACTTCTTTTATTCGGATCTGCTGCAGCACGATTAAGAGAGTTAGTTTTCTGTAGCTGACGCTGTGAATCATACTGATACGAAGTAATTTCAAATGACATACGAGGTAGCTTAATTGCTACCTTTGTGTCAGTTGTTAAGTCCGTGTTTTCACGAATCCGGTCAAGAAAGCTAGTGCTCGGTGCATATGATAATGGTACACGCAACTGATTAATTACTTTATCGGTATTATCTTTACGGATCACGTAGATATTATTAAACAGTGAACCGAATAACGCCACACTCTTGCGGATTCTTTCATGGTAAAAATGATTCTGTAACATTATTGCGGATCTCCAAACGGATTGCTTTCACTAAAGTCTAAGAATCCTAAATCTGACGATGTAGTTTCAAAGTATTCATTCTTTTCATTTTGACTTAAATTGTTTTCTTCGGTAACAGATACAACAATCGCTTCAGCATATTCTGTTGTTTCTACCAGAGTAATAGGATCAGTTGTAACATTTGGTCTATCAGAAACAATAGATCTTCCTGAAACAAATGAGTGGTAATTACCATCATCTGCACCGACATGGATAACTTCCATTACAAGTGTATCAGGATTAAATGATACCAATTCACCGGTAATTTCTGTTCCGTCTGCCAATGTTTGTGTTAAGGTTTCCCCTGTATAGAATCCTAAGCTAGCACTATCAACAGTAACAACATATGTGTAAGAGTTACGATTTTCGACGTCATCGATAATCTCCACACCTGTATCGAAATCTTCTTCACTGTATTCGAAAAGTTCACAGCGTAATTTATATGTCGGTAAATTACTTAACTGATAGAATGGCTGTTCGTGTTCTACCGCCATAATCTGGAACATCGAGTTTGATAGTGGTAAGTAAATTACATCGCCTTCACGAGGTCTAACAGTGTTGATGGTGTTATCTGATCTACCGACTGTCTGTGCCCATCTTCTTCTTGCTAATACAAATGTAGCTTGATCCCGAATTTCTACGCCGAACTTTGTGAAAAGATCTCCTTCCCCATCAAAGCCTTCTGTATTCTCGATGTACATTTCTACTTTATAAGCATTACGGAAACGTGATGGAATATCTTCGCCTAAAATCTTATCTTCGGCTACGAGTTCTCGTGGAAGATAATAGACGTCTTGACCATAGATCTTAAGAGATTCTATGATAATGTCTTCGTATAGATTCTGCTCTGATTTAACCTTTTGGCTAAAATAGTGATTCGTTGCCATCTGTTATCCTACGAAGAAGTCTGCTGGCATCTCGAAGTCCAGACGGATCTTTTCTTGCAGTCTTTGAATATCATTGACTGCATCATCGTAGATCTGTCTACCATTCAGTGTTACGCCACCAGGTAATTGCATTCCTTCGAACTTAATTAAGTTTGAACCCCACTGCTGCTTAATTAGCGCTGTGGTATATTCTTTTAACCACATATCATTCCACACTTTCGTATGTGCAGAACCGTCAATGGTTTTATATGCTTCATACACGATATATTCGCCAGCTTTTACATCTTCATCTGCAAAATCGCCATGGATATAAAGACGATTCATATGACGTGAATATGTAACTTGGGGATAGCCGTTTAGCTTCATATCAAGCATAGACAAATACTGTTGCATTTGCTCGTAGTAGGCAAGATCGCCAGCAAAGTTTTGTAAGTCTGTAATGTCGTTTAACATCATTTGATATTTAATATCAAAAAAGTTAACTGAGTTATTAAACGACGAAGAGATATAAAAGACTTTTGTTACGTAAAGTGTGTCTGCGCTAAGATCCACGTACTCTCTTGAAACGTCGCTGTCACCTACAAGATGCGATACGTAAGTTCTATAGGTCGCATCCGAATGATACTCTTGCCAGTATTGCAAAGCTTCATCAACACGGTCTTCTAGCTGATCCGGATCGACGTTAATTTCGATAACCGGTTCACCTAATCTTCTTAAGCAGTAGTCAATTAGACCTTGTCTTGTTGATGGATTTGCCATAGTATTTTCCTATTTTATGCTATTTATATTTATGCCGGTTTAGCTGGCCAAATAATACTATAAGGAAATCCCTCTTGCTGCGGAACATCACGCAATGCTTGTCTATAATTTGCCCAAGCGGTTTTATCAACATTAGTGTCTGGTAATTGGGTCCAATCGGAAAGAGTTAATTCAATATCTCTATTTTTTCTAATAGCCGAAATATAGTCTAATCCATCAGATCTAACCGTAGGAATAATAGACAAATATTTTGTAAGATCTTCTTCTACAGAAAAATCTAAACCTTGTAAAGCTAGATTTAAAGTATCCTTTACTAGCTGGCTTTCTTCTAAAAGTATACTATTTTCATAAATGTTCATTTTATTATCCTAAGTCTAATGGACCGCCGAGGCCTACAGTTGATATATCGTCATAAAAAACTATTTCTTCACCGGTAAATGATCCTGTATTACTACCAATAATACGTCCAACATTAAAAGTATAACTAGTACCATTACCATAGGGATTAATTCTAAAGCTTCCTATAGAAACAGAAGATCCGAAATCATATTGTAGCCATTGCGGTGCTGAGCTACCCAATGTCCACCACATAGTATTAACATTACCATCTCGTGCTCTAGAAGGAGCATAAGTTGCAGAATATTGGTAACTTGCAGTAATTGATGTAGGCGCTAAATCCGTTCCGCTCTGTCCAGCCCCACTATATACTCTAAATTCCCCGACACCACCATTTGAGCCAGTCGGGGTTTCACCTATGATATTATCAAGTCTAATATATCTAACCGAAGGGTAAGCAGCATTTCCTAAAGACTTAGTAGCTTTAGAAGATGTTAATTTTCCTGGTTCCATAGCATATACGTTAATAGTATGGGGCGAGTTATCGAATATACCTTTAGGTATTGTAATAAGATCATCTCCACTAAGTGATCCAGAATCAACTATTATCCCCGCGTTGTTTAACATTTGCCAAAAAAATACTGCATTACTATAACTAGCATAATTAGAAATAGTTAATTCATAATTAAAACCGATCGTCCAAGAAGAATCGCCGGTTAGCGTAGGGGTAATAGATTGAGGTGTAGCAGATACATAACTACTAATATTGCTAGTAGTAATAACCGAAGGGGGCAAATTACTAGCAAGGTTTGCTGCGGTAATTACACCATCTAATCCGAATCTATCTGATAATTTTTGTACCATTTTTATTCCTTATGCGCTATAAATAGTTTTCAAAGCAGTACCAGTAGAGTTATATATTGTAAGACTATCGTTACTATGAACAATACCTGGATTTGAATATACCTGCCACGTTGTTCCATCGTAAATAAACTGTACTTGCGCACCTGTTACATCAAGAAGATAGTTATCTGCTACGCCTTCGATGGTTTTACCGTTACGTCCAATAGTAAGATTAGTAACGGCCCAGCTTCCGCCGTCTGCTACAATTACCTGATCGCCAGTAGCTGGTGCAGATGGCAAGGTTAATGTCCATGTCCCTGAAGTTGTGTCAGCAATAATACCTTCGTTAACTACTGCCGTATAATTAGAAGTTTTTCTACTAAACTGAATACCACCACCAGCATCGATCCAAGTAAACGATCCGTCACCATCAGATTTAAGTACTTGTCCTGCTGTACCATTTCCTGATACATTAAGTTCATTTGCACCAACGACATTTGCTGCAATATTGGCAGTTAATGTAGCATTACCTAAGTTAGTAAATGTAGCACTACCGCTAATATCACCATTAATAGTCAGGGTTGGATCTGATGTCGCAGTTGTGCTAATCGTAATGTTACCAGAACCATCAAAGTTAGCGTTACCAGTAACTGCACCCGAAAGTGCAATGTTACGTGCTACTTCAAATTGTTTTGCTACTGGGTAGTTATTTGAAGCAGTATTTTGAATGTTAGAGTGGGATGTTTCAAATGTAACTGCAAAAGCATCATCATAGTTTGCATAAGATGCATTATATCCCGCTTGGAAATCCCTGACATTAACCTGCGGATAAGACCAGGTGCTATTTGTTTCACCGATGTATACGATGTGGCGTGTACCATCGTGTCCGAATCGAACGTTATAATCACGGTCTGTTCTATCTGAAAGAACCAAAGCACCTACGTTTGTCCAGTTACCAGTACTATATTGATAACCGTAAATATGTAAGGATACACTTTCACCTTGCGGATTACCTGCATAATCAAAAATATCAACCCAGAATGAAAGCATATCAGACTGGTTCCAAGATTGTGTAGGAAGTTTAACTGCTACAGAACCGGTAATAGAGGAAGTAGCAGTTTTATATGAACCACCGAGAGGTCTCGGTATATAACATCCGCCAGAAACTTCATATGCAATATTACCGTTATTACCGTTTTGGTCAATAACAATTGGTGCTTGCATTGTAAGAGCACCAGTCATTGTATCACCGGTAACATTTACGAATCTACTATCTGCCTCTGTTTCGGTATAATAACGACCGTCAAGGTTTACGCTAGCAAGAGAAGTAATATGGCCATAGGTATCAAGAGTGATATCTTGAATAACTGTACCATTGCTATTGTTTACGCTTCCCTGCGCGCTAGTGTCCGCGTGACTGATAGTTACGTTACCTGTACCACCACCAGTTAAACCACCACCTGCGGTAATGGTTTGGTCTGCAGTAGCACCAGCTTCAATACCGTCTAGCTTTGAACCATCTGCTGAAACGTCACGTCCATCGACTGTACCAGTTACAGAAATATTTCCGGATACCTGAAGACCCGCAGATGGCGTAGTTGTATCGGCTTCACCATAACCAACACGAATACCTGAAGCAACTGTTAAAAGGCCACCTGTAGTAAGTGCCATAGCACCTTGTGCTGTAGTATGTGATACATCACCCCACCAGAAACCGCGATCAGCTTCATTATTAAATTGGAACGTCATAGCCCAATCATTTAGACCGCCATAGGTAATTGCGCTTTGCATACCTATAGCATAACTAGCATCATTCCCATAAAGAGAGTACTTGTGTCTTGTACTAGCAGTGCTTACTCCGACTTGACCACCACTTACTGTTAAATCCCCGCCAACTGTAAAGTTGCCTGAAGAAGAACTGTGATTGTGGCTATCGTTAGCAACAGTAGCTGTTATACTAGCATTACCAGAACCATCCCAAGTAGTTGATCCAGTAACATCACCCGTTAATGATAGTGTGCGAGCTGTGGTCCACTTATCAGCATTTGGATGATAATTATCAGAGAATACAGATTGCCAAGATTGCCAGGTACCGTTATTCTTACCTCTAACAGCAATTCTTCCTGATCTATAATCACCGGCAATTTGATGCTGCCAAGATGAACTATATACTTGAGAATATAATGCACCATCTGTTGCGTTTCCACTAAAGTTTGTTACGCCGGCATTATAATATGTGTGACCTGCTTCATTTAAAGTATCAGCATTTACAGCGCCGCCACTATTTGTATTTCTAAATGCAACACCATCTATTCTATCAACTGTGACTGCTAGTGATGCGTTACCGAGATTGGTAAATGTCGCAGAACCAGTCGCATCACCTGTAAGAGTAAGAGTTGGATCGGCAGTAGCTGTTGTTGTAATACTTACGTTACCCAGATTTGTCATGGTACCGCTACCAGTTACGGCACCGGTTAATGTAATGGTAGGATCTGATGTGGCAGTAGTAGCAAGAGATACGTTACCAGAGCCATCAATTGATACAGAACCTGTTACAGCACCAGTTAATGACAGTGTACGAGCTGTTGTCCATTTGTCCGCATTGGGATGGTAGCCGTCGTGGAATACCCGATTTACAGTACTAAGGCTTTCAGAACCTGCATAAATCTCCCCTAGTACACTAAAACTTAAATCGCCAGTTGTAGGCCATTGAGCGTTTGTTGTAGATGGACCAACAACAAGACCATATCCTGCTTCAGGTAACTCACCATCATAAACATTTAACTCCATTTTTATACCCTGGTTAGCCGTAGTATCCCATTCAATAAATGGATTATTACCACTAGTACCACTGTTATCATATAATCTTATTTTTGCATCGGCTTTACTAATAGTGAGATCACCACTCATAGTATCGCCGGTAACATTTACATAGCGACTATCTAAATTTACACTCCCTAATCCGGTAACATGACCAAATCCATCAAGTGTTACGTCTTGAATGACTGTACCGTTGCTATTGTTTACACTCGCTTGTGATGAGGTATCCGCGTGCTGAATAGTACGATTAGAACTTAAATCGCCGCCGCCTGTTAAACCTGTTCCAGCACTAATCGTTGTAGTTTTATCAGCTTTTGTAGCAAGACTATTTGTTACAGTTGTCGCAAAGTTTGGATCATCGCCTAATGCAGCTGCAAGTTCGTTTAAGGTATCAAGAGCACCGGGCGCAGAGTTAATTAAGTTAGAAATCGCTGTATCGGTATAACCTGTATAGTAGCTACCGTGTTGACCGTCTAATAAGTCAGCATCCAGACCAGTGCCGGCACCATCATTACCTGCTGTCCATACGACATCACCAAGGACTCTCAAATTTTTATTAAAATAAAATTCAGGTCGATCTGTGTAAATATGAGCATAAGATGTATTAGCTGGGCCTAAATCAATATAACCACTACCCGTAGTAGCTCTTATCCAAGATCCCGAAGTTTTTACCCCAGATTGGCTATCCACAATAAGATCATGGCCGCTATCTAATGTAAGATCACCAGTCATCGTATCACCGGTAACATTTACAAATCTGCTATCTGCTTCAGTTTCGGTGTAATATCTGCTATCAAGATTAAGGCTAGTTAAACCAGTAACGTGACCGTAAGTGTCTAAGGTAACATCTTGAATAACAGTTCCGTTGCTATTATTCACACTTGCTTGAGTAGATGTATCAGCGTGATTTACGGTAAAAAATGTGCCTTCACCTGCTGTGCCATTTACTGTAATTGCATTACCAGCTACAACAGAACCTGCATAGTTACCGGTAGTATCTGTACCAAGAGCAACAGAATTAGCAGCAATAGTTGCTGTTAATGTCGCATTACCGAGATTAGTAAATGTGGCAGAACCTGTAAGATCGCCTGCAAGAGTAAGGGTTGGATCTGCAGTATGGGTTGTAGTAATGCTTACGTTACCCAGATTTGTCATTGTGCCAGTGCCAGTAACTGCACCAGTTAGGGTAATTGTTGGATCAGATGTATGTGCCGCAGTAATAGTAATGTTTGAGCTACCATCAAACGATGCAGAACCTGATAAAACACCACCCAATGAAATTGTGCGAGCAGTTTCTAATGTTGATGCCGTGCTGGCATTACCTGTAACATTACCGGTAAGATCTCCGAGGAATGTTGCTGATACTGTGCCATTAACTTGAAGTTTATTTGTACCATCATCACTATCAGTACCAATAAGAACGTTACCAGCAAATTCGGCTAAACGAACTGTACCATCATCATCAACTTCAATTGAGGGAATACCAGAAATATCATTAACCGAAAATATAGTACCAGTTAATGAATCTGTAATTGAAAATAACTGGCCAGCAGTTCCGGAAAACGATAAAGTATCGCTATCAATCATACTGACTGTAATATCACCGGTCTGAGCTGAATCTACAAATTTTACATTTTGAGCTTCTAGACCATTTTTTACTACGAATCTTTTATCGTTTGCCACGGTTCCACTCTCCCCTTCGGCGTTCTATTTCTTATTATTTATATCTTCTATTAAATGTAAGATAATTCTTTTTAATCCTATTGGAAGTTAAATATTTAGAATATACTAAAGCTTTTTCTATTTCTCCGGAAAAATAATTAGAAGAACTGTTATCAGTCCCAATACTAATATTTCTAGCTGTGCTTGAAGTACCTGAAACAGATAAAGTACCTATTAAATTTCCATCTAAATAAATATAACCCGTGCCAGATCCATTGTACGAATATCCTACATGATACCATACATTTTGAGATAAAGAACTTCCGAAAGATTGGGATGATGAATTATGGGTTACTTTTATTTTATTTGTAGCATCTAATTCTAAAGTAAAATCGGTAGTATGAATAATAGATTGAATTGAGCCAACAGAATCAGTTTTCACCCAGCTTATAGCGGTTAAAGGAGAACTATTGCCAGCTGTAAAAGTAATATCAGTATTGACTGAAACAGTTTTTACTTTATCATCTATTACTTTAGTTTTAAAATTATATTTATTTAAAGCTATTTTAGACCTATTATTACCATGCGAAATAATAGGAGCAATAGATCCTACCACTACCGAGTTTTCAGTATCAGATGCAAATAATACAGTTTCATCATCCAGCGCGCCTTCGTATATACAATATACTGGAACATCACTAACTATTAAGGTTCCTTCGTACGATGATTCACCAGTTAGTCTATAGTTATAAACCTGATTAGAGCTTGATCCAACTAAAGTATATGTGCCGATTTGAGTGCCATTTGACCTATAGGTTTTAATTACTGCTGGTTGATCTGATACAATTTTAACAAATTCTCTCTCATTTTCAGGTATTACAAATCGAATACCAAATGCATCTTTGCCCACATAGGGTGTCATTTCACCACCATCAGCATCAGCTTGAGACTCTGCAGCAATAGGTTTATCTGCTACTAATCTTACAGATGCTCCAGTAAATTGAGATCCACCTGCATATCCTGATGTAAAAGCACCACGATTTAATGTAAATGTCCTAGAGTAACCATCAGTAGCATATTCACTTATAGTAGTATTATCTTCAATTGCTAAAATATGAGAACCACTCGACCCCGTACCAAATACTTCAGTGGTACAAGGATACATTGGCATACAGTCAGAACTAGATAATTCACCAGTATAAACTGCTATAGGTTGATCGGATTCAAAAATAAATTGAGAATTGGTGTCCCCGACATTTATTGTAGTATAAGAATCTGTAGCGACAGTTCCAGACCAATATGTAGCAGAAAGATTTCTAGAATCTTTAACAGTAACATTTGCTGGGACAGAAGTTGCCACAAAATAAAAGCTAATATTATATCTATCTACGCTGTGTATAAATTGGGTACCAGCCCAAGCATAACATATCCCAGTTTGTCCAGCGCCTGATCTAGAAAATGAAATAGGCTTATTGGAACTAATAATATCATTAGCAGATAAAGAAATAGATTTTATTTGTTGTCTATTTAAAGTGTCTTTTAATATCCCATTTGCATAAATTTCAGTATTATCTTCGAACCCCGCAAAAAGATAAGAAGTTGTAGTTAATATCATCCATTTATTATCTGCACCAGTTTTTTTAGGAGAATATAAGTCAGTTACGGTAGGATTTAAAATAGAAGACTCTGGGGTAAAAGAAAGAAGTAATGATTCTCTATCGATTTTAGGTCCTGAATTACCTGCCATTAGATACCGTACCTTCCGCGAAGTGCTTCGAAATTTTGTTTAAGTTCATTATCAGTTAGTTCTGCATCATAAATTGCTGCATATTTCACAGTGTGGATTCCACTTCTTCCAGTAGGACCACCGTCAATAGTTATTGGAGCAGTATCGGTCCCCAGAACACCCCTAGAACCAGACCTACTACCAATTTTTTCTCCATTTATCCATAATTGCCCACCAGTATTAGAGTCATATTGAAAATCTATAATATAGGTATTACCTTGAGTGGCAAAATATTGAGATGATATTGCTTGCCAAGTTCCTCCGGCATTTGCATACATACCAATCAGATTTGTTCTTAAATTATCAGTGAACTGTTGAAAGTGATATAATGCAAATGTTGCAGTTGTTGTATTAGAAAATTTTTTTATAGGATTATATGCGTAATTTGTATCTGTCCCTTCAACTGAAAGAACAACAGATATTGTAATGGCAGTCATTCCATCTGCCCATGTCGGAGTCCCGTATACCGAATTTCCACCGGATATAGAACCACTACCATCAATTAAACTTTTCCAATTGCCTGAACCAGAATATGATTTAACATTACTAATATCTGTCTGTAATTTCAAATTATTTCTAACTATTGAAGCGCCGTGACCTAGACTCATATCCCATATCTCCCACGATGTGCTTGAAAGTTTTGTTTAACCTCAGCAATTGACAAAGTCCTATTATAAATTCTAATAGGGCCCATATAGCCTGTCCATTGACTACTAGTAGTATAACGAGTTCCTATCCTAAAATTTACACCTAAATTTTCTGTTACCGAGTTGTCCGCAACTAAAGCCCTTTGTGTACCATCGATGTATAAATTAGAACCTGATATATCACTTGTAAATATCATATGCTGCCATCTGTTTATAAAATCGGTATTTGATACATTATATGTAGTGTCGAAATTATAATAAGCAGCACCTTGATAGTTTATGTTATAATTACTATAGTTACTTAAAAACCATTGCCCACCATTATTTCTAGCATCGGTGAAATATTGAGTTGTAGCAGAGCCATTTTTATAATACCAAATTTCTATAGAAAACTGAGAATGAGCCCCTAAATCTTCTTCGACATTCATACCCTTTCCCCCAGCAAAGTCGAAAACTCCCCCGTTAATGGAATTATATGCCGGAAAGTTATTAGGGTTTGGGGTATGGCCGGCGGACCCAGGACTACCAGCCGCCCCGGTAATTAGTCCGCCTGTAATTATATTAGCACAAGTAGTTTGACCACCGGAAAAACATTTAATATTTGCCGGGTCCAAATGCAAAACTAGTCCATCACGAACTATACTCGTATTATAAGCAATACCCATATTATGCGTCCATCAGTGTAAGTGCCACTTTATATACTGTAGAAGTAGCTGTTGCCCCAGTTGCAAGGATTCTTACGTTACCACCGCTAATATCAACTTCGTATGTTGCAAGATCTCCTGCTGTTGCGATTTTACCATACTCAGTCGCTGATGCGGTTGTACCGTCGTGTACGATTAGTAGCTTGCTAATATGTCTTTCAGTACCAGTTTTAGCAGTGATTAATACTTCAGCTGATCCGTAGGTTGATGCAGTAAATGCTGCGATCTGTGTAGCTGAAGTAGAAGCTACGGTAGCAGTTTGTGAGTTAACGACATATTCGTCCATAACGATGTTGGCATTTGACATAGTCAGGTTGCCAGTCATAGTATCACCGGTAACATTTACAAAGCGGCTGTCTGCTTCTGTTTCGGTGTAGTAACGACTATCGAGGTTTACGGAACCAATACCTGTTACGTGTCCATTACCATCAAGAGTAATATCTTGAATAACAGTACCATTGCTATTGTTTACGCTTGCTTGTGAGCTTGTGTCAGCGTGGTTAATAGTAATGGTTTCATTAAAGTTCTGGTTAACTGTAAATGATCCACCACCAGTCATATTCGTACCAGGTGCAATAGTAATGGTATTATCATTTACCGACGCCGCATTTGGCACGTTAGTTAAGTTATTATAATCAAGGTAGTAAGATCCTTGCTGACCATCAAGTAAATCAGCATCCAAACCAGATCCAGCACCATCAACTGTTTTAATTTTGGTTAAAACATCATTTGCGGTATATGCTGAAGCATTAAGTTTAGCGTCAAGTGCTGCCTGTAATCCATCAACGTTTGAGATAACATGATTGTGGCTATCGTCTGCAATGGTTAGCGTAAGGGTAGCATTACCTAAGTTCGTGAACGTAGCTGAACCAGATGCATCACCATTGATTGTTAAAGTTGGGTCGGATGTTGCTGCAGTGGAAAGAGATACATTACCGGAACCATCGATTGACGCTGAGCCTGTAACTGCGCCAGTTAGTGTCAGTGTGCGAGCTGTAGTCCACTTGTCAGCATTTGGATGATAGTTATCGTGGAATACTTTTTGATCCGATTGGGCGTAAAACTCGCCGGTAGTAATTACAGCAGGTGTAGTATCTGGGCTACCATTTGTAGGGCTTTCCTCGAATATAATACCTAAACCTTCACTACCCGGAAGATTTGTATCAAGAGACTCAGCCCTAATACGAATTCCCTGATCAGTTGGACTTCCACTTGTATCATTTAAAGTAATTGAAGCATCATTAGCATTAATTGCCAACGAACCAGTCATCGTATCGCCAGTAACACTTACATAACGACTATCAAATTCTGTATCAAGATCTAAGCTGCTAATAGCAGTAATATGCCCATAGGTGTCAAGTGTAAGGCTTTGAATTACGTTATTACCAGTATTACTTACGCTCGCCTGCGTGCTCGTATCCGCGTGACTAATTGTACGGTTAGCAGTTAAGTTACCACCACCAGTTAAACCGGCACCAGCTGTAATGGTAATAGTTTCATCAGCTTTGGCATCTAATGCTGTCTGTAAGCCATCAACATTTGAAATAACGTGATTATGACTATCATCTGCAATTGTTAATGTTAATGTCGCATTACCTAAGTTAGTAAATGTAGCTGAACCTGATGCATCACCATTAATAGTAAGAACTGGGCTAGCAGCAATTGTTGTGGTAATACTAGCATTAGCCGAGCCGTCAATCGACACTGAACCTGTTACATCACCCGTTAATGACAGTGTACGGGCTGTTGTCCATTTGTCCGCATTAGGATGGTAGCCATCGTGAAAGATGGTATTACCTGCTACTTTAGCTCCAGTTTGAGGTAGATTTACAATGCCATCTTGATTTGCTCTAAGAAGTTCTTTAGGGGTTCCAGCATTTGTTGATGTAATAACAAAGGCATTTTCATTTCCAGTACCAGTACCTTCATATGTTATATCAAAACCATAACTTGCTGGTGCATTACCTAAGTAAATACTTGCATCCGCTCCATCTAGTGAACCGTCACCAGTAATAGTAATTAAGCGACCAGTACCGTTAAAGTCTAAAGTGCCAGTCATCGTATCGCCGGTAACATTTACGAAACGACTATCTGCTTCAGTTTCAGTATAGTAACGACTGTCAAGGTTTACAGAGCCAATGCCAGTGATATGACCAAACCCATCCAAAGAAATATCTTGGATAACAGTACCATTTGAGTTATCAACACTTGCTTGAGTTGATGTATCAGTATGAGCAATTGTTGTATCGCCAGTAGTGTCGTTATAGGTTACTGTGATACCGCTTCCACCGATAACGTCTGCGCCAATGATATCTTGTACTGCTTCAGTAAATCCAGTAATATTACCTGTTGTGTGGTTATGGCTGTTGTCTGCTACGACTGCTGTAATTGATACGTTTGCTGAGCCATCGAATGATGTAGAACCGCTAACGTCACCAGTTAAGCTAATGGTTCTAGCAGTTGCTAATGAGCTAGCAGTGGTGGCATTACCACTTAATGCGCCATAGAATGTAGCTGCCTGGAAATCTGCAAGAGCAAATGAGGCATGACCTGTATTAATTTCAAGAGCAGCATCTGGTTCTGGAGTATATGCACCAAAGACTTTAAAGCGATCATCTGTAGCATCACGGAACATACCTACGTGAGTATATGAACCACCATCATTAACGTTTGCTGCCCAACCAACGTCAATTGATTGTGTAGGTGATCCATCAGATTCACCAGCATTCATATAGATCATGTTATCGCTAACTTGAAGCGATTGGGTATCTACAGTAGTCGTTGTACCAGTTACCTGAAGGTTACCGCCAATTACAACATCACTTGTAGTAGTAAGCTGGTTAAATGTAACGTTTGCGGTTGTTGCAACATCTTGTCCAATTGACACAGCATCGGCAGTAACAGTAACGCCTGTACCAGCACCTACGTTAAATGTTCTGCTTGCTGCAATTGTACCACCGCCAGTTAAACCAGCGCCAGCAGTCATAGTTACTCCACTGTGAGCAACATGTTCATCAGCTACGAAGTTAAGCAGATTATCGTGGTTAATTGTAGATTCGTTAACACTGATTGAGTCAGCTGCAACAGTAATACCTGTTCCAGCACCGATGTTTAGTGTACGTGTAGTGGTAAGATCCCCACCACCGGTAAGACCTGCACCGGCTGTAATGCTAACTGTTGAGTGGTCAATATGCTCATTTCCCACAAAGCCAAGAAGGTTGTCATGGTTGAGTGCTCCTTCGTTAACACTTACAGTATCTGAGTCAACTACAATTGCAGTACCAGCACCGATGTTAAACGTACGGCTAGCAGTTAAATCACCACCACCAGTAAGACCTGCACCAGCTGTAAGAACCACATTCGAGTGGTTAATGTGTTCGTTGGCTACAAATCCATTTAAGTTATCATGATTAATCTGGCTTTCATTTACGCTAACTGTATCAGAGTCAACCGTAATACCTGTGCCAGCACCGATATTAAATGTTCTATTTGCAGTTAAATCGCCACCACCGGTAAGACCTGCACCAGCAGTAAATGTTACTGTACTATGATCGATGTGTTCGTTAGCTACAAAGCCGCTTAGGTTATCGTGGTTAATAGCAGATTCGTTTACGCTAATTGAATCAGCTGCTACGGTAATACCTGTGCCTGCACCAATATTTAAAGTACGTGATGCAGTGATATCACCACCACCGGTAAGACCTGCACCAGCAATAATATTTACACCAGAGTGGTTAATATGTTCATTAGCCACAAAGCCGCTTAGGTTATCGTGTACAATCTGCGAATCATTTGTAGAAATACCATCAGAATCTACGGTAATACCTGTACCGGCGCCAATATTTAAAGTACGGCTAGCAGTTAAATCGCCACCACCACTTAAACCATCGCCAGCTATAATGCTTACTGAGCTGTGGTTAATATGCTCGTTGGATACAAAGCCGCTAAGGTTATCGTGGTTAATAGCACCTTCATTTACACTGATTGAATCTGAATCAACCGTAATAGCTGTTCCTGCACCAATGTTTAATGTACGGCTAGCACTAATATCACCACCACCTGTTAAACCCGCACCTGCAATAATACTAACATTCGAGTGTGCAATATGTTCATCGGCAACAAACCCTGAAAGGTTGTCGTGCACGATCTGCGAGTCATTAGTTGAAACCGCATTTACACTAACGCTAATACCTGTACCAGCACCGATATCAAGAGTTCTTGGAGCTGTAAGATCACCGCCGCCTGTTAGGCCAGCACCAGCAGTAATAGAAATCGAAGAGTGGTTAATATGTTCGTTTGCTACATAACCAGCTAGGTTGTCATGGTTAACTGCAGCTTCATTTACGCTTACAGTATCGGAATCCACTGTAATGCCTGTACCAGCACCTACGTTTAAAGTACGGCTTGATGTAATACTACCACCACCGGTAAGACCTGCACCGGCGTTAATTAATACGCCAGAGTGATCTACGTGTTCAAATAGTACAAATCCTAAAAGGTCGTCGTGGTTAATTGTCGATGGATCAACACTGATAGAATCGGAATCAACCGTGATACCTGTACCGGCACCAACTGCAATACTACGATTTGCAGCAATAGTTCCGCCACCAACTAAACCTGCTCCTGCTGTAATACTAATTGACGAGTGAGCAAGGTGTTTATCTGAATCAAAGTTTAAAAGCGAATTGTGATTAATCGCAGCTTCTACAACACTAACTGAGTTGGAATCTACACTAATAGCAAAACCTTCACCGACGTTTAATGTTACGTCACCTGTACCACCACCGGTTAAACCAGCGCCTGCAGTAATCGTCTGGTCGTCTTTTGCGTTTGCTTCAATACCGTCTAACTTAGCACCATCTGTAGCAACATCACGCCCATCAACTGTGCCAGTTACTGCAATATCGCCATTGACCTGAATACCTGATGTAAAGTCAAGTTTAGCAGCTGCTGAATCCCAAGATAAAATCGAAGATGAATTAGTAAAGTTTAATGTATCAACACTACCATTCGAAAGGATATCTAAAATAGATGCAGAGTCAACACCCACATCAATAAAGGAAAACGTTAATTGCCCGTTGCCATCAGTAATAAGAGCATATCCAGCTGTACCGTCTACTGTCGGGAACACATACTGGTTTCCAGCACTACCTAGTGTTAATCCTGCAAATACAGCAGAATCTGTAGTGTTTAAGGTTTGATCAAACGCGCGAGCACTTACGTACGCACTGTCTACGTCATTTAAAATAATAGCGCTAACATCTGCGCTATCAACAAAATCTGGAATGTTACTAAAGTTATTCCAATTCAAGTAAAACGAAGGTAATTCACCTGCCAGTGTACTCGCATCATATGATTGACGAGCTTGAACGTAAGCAGAATCGACAAGATCCTGTACCAGATCCGAGTCAATACCCTCACCTTGAATAATACCAACAACTTGTGCTGAATCGACGTTAATCGATCCGTTATTACCATCGTAGGAAAGTAAATTACCGAGGGTTGCAAAGAAGCGTGTACCATCGGCTTTTGAAAGTACTACTTCGTCATTTGTACCTGGATTTCCTAAGTTCGGTTCAGCATTTTTTAAATCGAGATAACTACTGCGATCGGAGTCAAGATCAGATCCTGTAGCTGTTTTAACTCTGCCTGAAAGATAGGTAGCAAACCCCATATTACACTACCCCGCTGTGTTCGCTGGAAAGTTTCTCTTCAGCCGAAACCCAAACATCGAACACGCTTGAGACTTCTGCTCTTAACTGAATTTTATCACCGGAAGAAGCTGCTGCCGGTGTACGTTTTAGAATGCTTCTACCTTGAAGCGGAATGAATGCCGTATCGCCTGGCGGAACTGCTACACGTCCAACCTGAATGACAGTACCGTCTTCAGTAACTAATTGGGTATCAATCCATCTTTCTACGGTGTCTTTATTTCTAGCAGAAAGCGGAGTTAAGAAAAAGATTTCACCTGGACGGATTGCTCTTGTAGCATCATCCGAATCTCTTTCTGAATATTTGTTTGAGGTATCCGGTACCGAAAAGTCAGGCGCTTCAACAAGATCTGTGTACGTATTCGGTACATCACTATAAACAATGCGTAGCGATTTACCTGTTGATGGGGTTCTACATGTAATTCTAGCCATTATTATGTCCTTTAGAAGTTGCTAGCAATTGCTGCTCTTGTTGAAATTCTGTTAACAGCCTGTTCAAATGGTGGTCCAGAAAGCTCACCAGTATCAGCATCGATCTTCATACCGCCGATAAAGAGTGCCGAACCCTGATCGTCTTGGCCTGAAGCAATAACCACACCAGCGTCAAGCTCGAGAATGCTTTCTTCAATAGTAGCACTGTTTCTTGCTGGTGGAATCTTAGTTAATGCGACGCCTGCCATAATAGAGTTAAATGTATGTCCAATTGCTGTAATAGTTGATGGTTCTGAAACTAATGTAGGACTATTTACCGCTGATTTTAAGTTAGTGAATAGCTCGTGAATAATACCGTCTGCAGAATCATTTACGTTAGCAGTATTACCTAATGCCGAATCGATGTAGTCCCATGAATGAATAAATGCTGCTACTTTATCGGAATCGATAACGCTATTACCTTGGGTGTCGAAGAAACCTTTAATAGTATCTAGCCATGGTTTTTCATTACCAGTTTGCAGCACCCAGCTAAGTGATTGTAAAAGTGTACCAGTATCACGCTTGGTGTATTCTTCATCAGTTGCTGTCCAACCAGTAGTATAGCCATTTGCTACCAGATCATCCCAAACGTCTTGCTTAAGAGCTGCTACATAATCCGAATCGATGATTGTAGATGCTGCTGTCGTTTGCGGGGTAAGATCGAATGAAGCTTCTGGTGGGCTTACAAGTCTACGTTCGCCTTTAGCAACAAGTGTGTAATCGCCAAACTGAGTCGAACAAGCGGAAAGAATAATTTGTCCGCCATCTACGGCATAGAAGTGTTTATGTGCCCAGATCGAAATAGCGTTAACAGCGTTAATTAGTGCGCCATTCTTAGCAACATAACCAATGCCATTCTGTGACACTGGAGTTGCGCCCCATGTCATGATGTTTGGATAAATTGAGTAAGGTGAGCATACTAAGCCGTCTGCTAGAACCACACCACCGCCACGTGTAACTAATGGGTTAGCATTATCGCGATCGAGCGGCGGCGCAACTGTAAAGTTTACGACTGATCTGACTGCGATTTTGTGGGCATATGGGGTTCTGGTGATAATTGCGCCTGGTCGGAAAGAAACAGCAAACCCTTCGGTTGGGTTATCAATGTCATCAACCTGGAATCCTTCGAATAGCGGACCTTGTAGGAAGCATCCACTTCCCATCCTGAAAACGTTACGTTGCTCATATCCTGGCTCCGGTCTAAAAATTGCTGCGCGATAATCAGAGTGAATAATGCAGTTATCTGGCATATCGATATGACCTTGGGTAGTGTATATCCCTGGGCCAATGTGAATTACTGTAAGATCGCCATTTCTTGTAGTGGCTTCTGCAACGGCTGCT